ATCACCAACATACTTTGAGATTATTCTCAAACCAGCCATATCAAACACCAGACCTTCGCAAGTCAACCCGCAAATACTCAATCGACATAGTTGTCGGGTTCCAGTGCACCATCGGTGTGCCCTCAACAGTGAACAAGTCACCATCAATCTCAACACCAGTAAGGCCATCAACGTTCGTGTGATAATTGAACATCAAACTGTACTCAGTAGTCAGAACCTGCCCACCATTCACAATCGTGTCAGATCTCCGTGGCTTAAAATAAGCCCGGACAACCTCAGCGTCGCGGGGTGGAGGAAGCACGTTGTAACCGTTATCCGGTTGATCAAACATTAACTTCGCATCCTGCGTCAACAAATACGTTGGGAGCATTAGACCTCCCAACGCAGATCAAGACGATCCTCTGCCCACGCATCCCTATCTGGTGTTGCCAGATCTATGGGCGGTGGAACAACTTTCATCGTGATCGACTTAAACGACCCACCACAACCAGCAACAGAAGCAATGATGCGCTTCTCAGTGTCAGTAAAGAGGTCGCCGTTTCCCGTACTATTGATCGTGTACGAGTACTCACCGATAGTCTCCTGGCGAAGCCCACGAGGGTTAACCAGAATCCTTGAGATAGCAGCAACAACCACCGCGATAATGTCAGGCGGTAAATCTTCAATCGTTTGCCAAATATCAATCTTGCAAGGTGCCAACAATCGAACGTAAGCGAGAATTTCAGCGACAACTTGTGCAAGCCACGCCAAATCAACTGGCTGACCAGTCCTATCCTCAATCGCTTGCGCTAGTTCTTCAAGTGTCATTTGAAACTCCTCAAGTTGGAGAGGGGACAGGCACAACGCCCGCCCCCCAACCAAGTAGAATTACGGGGTAGCAGGAGTAAGAGTCGCTCCAACAACGCCTTCTGGACGAGTGACCTTTGAGGTCAAGTAGCTATCGCCTGAAACCAAGTCTTGCTTCTTGTCCTGGTTGTAACCAAAGACAACGCGGAATGCTTGGTTGTCGTAAACCTCGACAGCTGCGTTTGCAGCACCACGAGGCATTGAAGGTGTGATCGAAACGAACGTCAACGCTTCGCGCTGCACGATCCACATTTCACCGGCACCGACAACAACGGACTCAACCACTGGCATACCGAAAAGGCGGCCAACGTTTGCGTTCCGAAGAGCGTCAGAGTTACCAGCCTCATTGGTCTTCAAGAGGTGATCGTCAAGGAGCAGCTGAGCAGTAACATCCGAACCAATAACCATCACGCGGTTATCAGCAGGAACTTCATTCTCAGTCAACTGGGTGCGAAGAGCAACAGCGGTGTTGATTGCTGAAGCGCCAGGAGCAGTGGCTGGGGCAGACGAACCGGCGAGCATGGCTGCATACACAACTTCTTCAGAAGTGCGGCTCATTGCCTTGCCCATTGGCTGTGCGATTTGGAACGCGAACGATTCGAGATCCAAGTCCCACTGCTCTTGCGTAACAACAACGGAAGCGTCATAGATGTCGCCGACGGTTAGTTGCTCGGAACCTTCAACAACGTCCTGCACAACAACGCCATTGGCGCGGTTGAACTTAGTGGTCGTCAAAGAGGCTTGCTTACGGATAGTTACCGTGTCGCCAGAACCGCCACCGAACTCGGTGACATAGTTGCGGTTACACAGGCGCGGAAGGACCGCGCTGTACTGGTATGTTGCCAACGCTGCGCGTGCAACGTTAGTAGGGGTAATCAGAGTATTACTCATTACTTTATTCTCCTAATAATTGAAATGACTGTCAGTATGGAACTGAGATTCAGCCGTGGGTTAACTTTGCTTCCGAAGCATGTCAAGAAAGCCTTCGATAGACGCATCTTCAGCGCCACCAACGACACCTGCTCCGGTTTGTTCAGGAGTAGACTTCTGACGCTCCACAAACTGCGACTTCAAATCAGCAAGTAATGTGTCTGCGTCAGCTTCTAACTCTTCAACAGAATTGCCATGCAAGCGACCCACCAGCGATGCTGGAAGATTCTTGGATGAGGCAACTTTCATTCTGAGCAGTTCGCTTTCGAGTTGTGCACGCGACTCAGTGGCCGCACGCAAATCGTCCGTTAACTTCTCTTGTTCAGACTTCTGAGAATCCGTGTACTCGTCAAACTTCTTAGCCTTCTCAGCCAATTCCTTGGCCTGCGTGCGATACTTTGCAGCTTCGCTCCGCAGCTTTGAGACGTAATCAGCGTCAAACACTTTCGGTTCTTCAGTCGCCTCAACGACCGCTTCACTCTCATTTTGTGAGGTTGAAGTTGCTTCAACCACGGGTGTTTCAACAGCGTTGTTCTCCATACTGACCCTCCAGGGGTTCTAAAAGCACGACCGGCGTGCTCTCCTACCAGACGGTAGGAAGTCTTTAAGCAGCCAAAATAGAATCGGACTGCGCGAGTGCTGGCAGCAAAGTCTTACCGTCCAGCAATTTAGATAATGTGTAAGAGCGCTTATATCTAGCGTCTTTCCACTGGGCATCCATGTACTGATTAGCGTCACCAAAGACCTTGTTCTTAAACATCCCACGCTCAGGCTCAGCAATCAGCTTGCACCGACAGTTAGCGTGCACACGGGCATCACCCTTAGCGTTAAGCCGCGAGGACGATGCGCCACGACCACTGAACGAGTCTGCGTAGTAGACCGGACCCTTCGTAGCAAGCATCAGACAGAATGAGCAAGCACCGGGACTAGGCATACGGCTGTACCGTGCTAACCAGCGAGCCGGGAACATTTCCTGACCTACCTTGTTCTGAGCAGCGGCGCTCTTCGCAGTAGCATTTCTGCGAACACGACGAGCTTCGGACTCGACAGCGAAATCAAGATCAGAATCGATAACAACATCATCAAACTCCCAGTTCAGGTTGCCTTCCTTGAGAACGTCGGTTGTTGTGAGCCGGGACTCCGAATATGGGGCTTCACGCACAGCGCGAGCCACATAATTGATCGACTTGTTCCACGCGACAGGCGCAGTAAGACCATTCTCAATCCGGTGAGCCACCGTCAAAGGAATAGCACTCACCAGGCTGCCAGTAAACATGCCAGACGGTAAACGACCGTTACGGTTACTAGACGCTGAAGGAGCCAACGCTGTACCCGGACCCAAGCCAACACCCACACCGACAGCCGTCAAATACGTCATCGTTGCTGTGCGGCTCGCAAACTGCTGGCTATCAATAAGCCTCGTTAGCAGCGGTCCAGTCTTCGTGTCCCAACCTTCAGCCAGGTCTCTGTAATCCACACCAGCGAGCATTTGCGTATAGGCCATAATACCCGTGTTACGAAGGTACTCAATGTCCCTGACGTAACGCTTACGCGAGGTCATTGCGACCTCTTCACCGCTAGGCATCTTCGTCTAGTGGTCCTTGACCGGCGCCTAAGCCGAACGAGGATGCACTGATGTCGGCTGCAAGTTGCTGCTCTTGACGCACACTAGCCATCACGCGGTCGCTAGTTTGTGGTGATAAACCAATACGCTCCAGTAAGAACGGTAGCGGAAGTCCCATGCTGCGAAGTTTCAAGGCAGCATCAACACGTTGTGCGTCAGAACGACTTTCTAGATCGGCCCAGACAGTCTCCGTGTCATACGAGATCTCCTGACCAACCATCCTGCCACCAATACGAAGTGCCTCTTCAAATGCCTCACCCCAAGTGAGTTGACGATCCTTAACCTTGCTAGCAAGACCAGCTTCAAGCGCAACCAGTGCCTCAGCAGAGATGTTTGAAATCGCACTAGGTGCAATCAAGTGAGGAGGAGTCTGGGTCACTGCCGCTGCCTGCCTTATATCCAGGTCAACCGCTTCCAAGTGCTCCTTGAACGAGGACGCACCAAACTCACCAAACTTCGTGTCTACATCTTCAGAGACAATCAGTTGATCGACACCAATGTTCCAAGGAGAGACAGCATTACCGTCTGCATCCGTGTCAACCGAAATACCACTGACATACCGTTGCTTCCACGCGGCTGCACGCTGCACCAGAAGGCGATCTGCCGTAGTCTGAATGATCCGTCGCTGAATAGACGCAACAAGCTGGATCTCTGACATCGAACGACCACGCGAATCAATGCGGTTCGGGAACCGAATGATAGGGGTAGAACCACCCGTGTGTTCGAGAGTGCCAGTTAGTGTCCAGCCAGTAATGGTATCTCTGGAATACTTAAAACTGTATATAACATCTTCAGTGTAAAGCCACCCGTAGTCCCCGACAACTTTTGCTGCTCGCTTAATGAGCATCGGGTCTTCAGGGTTGTACTCGACACTGAGGTTCATCGGGCTTTCCACCCGGAAAATAGGAATGTCTCCACCAGGAGTCACAGAAAGAAATCCGTCGCCGTACACCATTGCATCCGCGTAAAGCATCTGCTGACGAGCATCAAGCTTTGACCTCTGGAACCACTCCCAGAGTAAAGGGTCAATTAATTCATCAGTTCCCTCGCGGAAACCTTCAACCTTAAGTCTCTCCACCACGGCAGAAACCACCAGGGAGCAGATAGGAAGATCAGCGCGGTTTAATAGATCGTCATATTCTTTTGCAACTGCTGAATGATTCGTCGAAGGAAGGCTTGCAAGGTCGAAGTCTCCTCGGTAGTAGCGGTCCCACTCAACCAGGTCATTCCAACGGTTGACTGCGACCAAGTCGGTAAATTGTTTTTCAAGCTTTTCCATTTGCCATCCTGACAGTAAGAGCACCCACCTGAGGCGCGGAAATTAAAAGGTAACCGCACACCAGGTACGGGAATTAGAACGAATAAACCATGCGAGGAGGCTTTTTCAATTCCGTCTCCCAATAAGCAGCACGGTCCAAAGCCATGATCGCGCAAACCGCTGCGTCGATCTTTCTAGAAGTCCCACGGGACTCCTTCACAATGCGAGAACCACGGTTATCGACTTTAAGTACAGCGCCAGCAACATGGCGAGCCAACCTGACATCACCATCCTGGGTGATCGTCTTGTTGTAAACACCCTCATACATTCGAGTAGTCGCAGGACTCATACGAGTCGCAGTCTGTGGGAAAGCGACAATGGGAAGACGGTCATCAAGCAAGACCTCCATTGAGCGCGACCATCGGTAAGGGTCACACGCAATCTCCAAGACATTGTACTGAATACACAGCTCCCGTATGCGAGCCTCAACATCC